CCGTCTACTTCTGCAAATGTTAACTCGGAACCTTTGTTCTGTCTTAATATAATACCCATCTAATTTTATTTATAAATATTACGAAAATCAGTATTATTATTCAGTCTCAGTAAACTTATTAAAGTTATTATTGGTTTGAATGCTAAGACGTGAGTTATCAATCCTAGATTGGTTGTTTAACTGTTCTATACTTTGTACTGTTTCCATATTAAATATAATTTGAGAGGGTGTATTGTATTTTTTTATTGTGTTTAATTGTTTTTGTAGTATATCTGGGACTAAATAACCATATAATTTTAATCTAAAAGTAGCTTTAACAGTTCTTTCTCCTCTTTGTTCTATATCTACGGGTGTGTCAAAATTATCAATTCGAGCTCTAAATTTATATCTTTCAGGATTACCCCAATATGAATCAGAGGCATAATTTATAGCTTCAATAATTTTATTTATTTGTTCTATATAATAAGTAGCAATAATAAAATCATATGTAATATTTACATAATCAGGAACTACTACTGCATAATTAGTTTTTAAAGGTTTTTGGTTATTTAATATTGAAAAATTATCATATGCATTTTTTACACTATATTTCTTTTGAAACATACTTACGTTTAGTGGGTTATTTGCATCTAATTTATTTGCTACGTTTCTTACTTTTTCTATACTATTACGTTTAAAAGTAATTATAGGTAACATTATTTTACCTTTTTTATCTCTATAATAACCATCTTTTTGAACTTGCTTCCATCTTTCAGGAGAACCATATATAAAAGGTACTTGTTGAACTACACCATTTTGCACTACAGTAGGTTGAATTACTTTTTCCATGTAATACATTATAGCTTCATCAATGTCTTTAATACCTAAACTAAAAGCTTTAGTATTATCATCTCTAAATGATAGTTGATTAGCTCTATTAGGTTGAGCTGCATTGTTAGGATTACCAGTGTCAGCAAACCCCATAGCCCCTGCAGGTGGATCAAAATTACCTACTTGGGTATCATTAAAGATTTCTCTTTGTGTTTTTGGTATTGGTTTTTTTCCTTGGTTAGCCATCGTACATTGAATTATTATTTCCAGTATATAATCTTTCTTGTGTTATGCCTACTTTATCAGCTGGGACATAATGTGTTTCACAAATAACAGAAACATTATAACCAAATTCATCCAATCCAGGATTTTGTAATTGAGGTGAATTAGGATAGTCTGGGTTTTTACCTAAATAATATTGATTAGAATTAACTACATCTACTTCATAGTATCCTTCTTGATATAAAATAATATCACCAACTTCAGGAACTAAATCAGCTCCATATTGGTAATTTGTTGGAGCAAAATCTAAATTAAATTCCTTCATCTTACCTAATAAATCATCTCTTAAAAATTTAAAAGTAGCACCCCAAGTAAAGTCAGTACCTAAATCTGTTTCTGGGAAGTCTTCATTAGCTCTTTCAATAAGACAATTAAGCAAAACAGGACCCATATAGAATTTTTCCTCAGCAGCTTCTCCATATAAATTTACTTTAGTTTCTTCTAACTTAAACTTATAAAAAGAACACTGTTGAGTAATGACGTCAGCCATTAACTCTCTATTTATGTGTCTAAATAGACTTATGTCTCTTGCTCCTCCAAATAATGCCATATTATCCTATATAAACAGGAAAGGGAACATTGCCTAGTTCTTTTTGAATAAAATCACTTTCAGCGGCTCTTCTTTCCAATAATTTTTCTCTTGATAACTCTCCTAAGTAAGCTCTTAATCTATCAATTAATCTTTCTTTTTCTCCTGTAGCTGCTGAAATTAAATCATTTGCATTTAATGTAACATTGTCTCCAGGAATTGGTACAACTTGATATTTACCTCTAATATACCCTAACATTTCTTTACATAAAGCTAAAGCATATTCAAATATCCAACTTCTACCTACAGAATTAATTTTGTCGTAGTCTGGATTTTTGTAAGGAACATCATATATTTGACTTATAGTGCTACTACCTCCTACTACAAATGAAGCAGAAGATCTTTCAGAATTAAGAATATATTGGAAATATAATTTATCTACTGTTCCATCTGGGATAGGGAATAATCTTAATTTATTATTATGCATTTCAAAAGAGTAATTAGCTCTTCTAATCATATCATTAAATTCAATTGTTTGAATTACTTGTAAATCATAATTAATAGGCATTAATAAGAAATCTACACCTGCAGGTGAATAACCATCCCAACCAAATGTATCCATTAAATTCATAGTACCCATTCCAGTACCAATATATGGATCAAAATATCTTAAAATTGCAGGAGGTGCTTCATAAAACACTCTCATAATTTCTATATCATGATCTTTATAATGAGGTATATTAGCTTTAGCCCAAGCTTCTAAATCGTAATCTTGAACTGATGATGTTAAGTTAACTTCACCTGTATGCCAATCTACATTTCCTCCAGTTCCTGCTTCAACACCATATTGTTCTGATATTTGAATAATTCTTCCTAAATTAGGAACTACAATTGTTTCTTCAGCATCAAATGTTGCTTCAGCACCTTCAAAAGTTAAGTAATTATCTCTAATTTTAAATCCATATAATTCATTAGCATAAATAGTTACTGCTTCTTCTAATGCAGCATAAAAGTTAAATTTTTGTAATTCAATATCTACAATAGGATAACCTAATCTTCTGGCAGCAAAAGTTGCAAACTTATCTGCGTCTACTTGAAATTCCGGGTTATTGTCATAAAATCCAAAAGGTGTATCTCCTGGATGGAATGAGCTAGAGCCGGGCCATATTGGTATATTTGCCATATTATTTTATTTATCCGTTAACTACTACATATTCAACATCTATTGCATTTTCTAAAGCGTATACTGCAATATTTTCTATATCTTGACCAAAGCTACCACTAAACATACTTCCAGTAACATTAGGAGCTGAGAACATTATTGAAGAAGTTGGTAAACATTCCATACTCCAATAAGAAGGACCATCACCATTATCTGATGAAGTGAAACTTACTGCTAAAGAAGATGTTAAATCAAGATTTGAGATTCTAACATACTTCATACTACTTGAAGGGAATGTACCAGCACCTGGATCAACGCCATTTACATTAATCAAGTCTATAGACGTTGTTAGTGGCACTGTAACAAATCTCCTATCAACATTTGTAATGTTTTGAAGAGTAAAGTAGGTTTCATTTAAGGTTTTAACACCTTTAACAATATGTTCCTCTTTAATCTTTATTTGGAAAACTGTTGGTTCTAAGATTGATGCCATAATACTAATTTTGGTTATAAATATATAAAAAAAGGGGTTAATTTAATAAAACCCCTTTAATTTAATAGACTATCGTTTAAGTCTTCCACTAGTCCCAGAGGAACCTTTAATAACTCCTCTATCTTCAGCTTCACTATAGAACTCAATTAAATCATCAACAATAGGATCTCTATGATTTTTTAATAAAGTAATTCCAACCATATTTTTGATTTTGAATGAAGCAGAATATAAAAGTTTAAATCCTGAATCTTTTCTAGATTTTAAATCTACTTGATAATCATCACCACAAATAATCATTTTGGATCCTAACCCAATTCTAGTAGCTATCATTTCCATTTGTTCATGAGTAACATTTTGAGCTTCATCTACAATAATACATGAATTTAAAAATGTTCTACCTCTCATAAATGCTAAAGGTACAATTTCTATTTTTCCTTCTTCAATAAACTTTTCAATTTTTTCTTTATTATAAAGAGCATACATATTTTGATAAATAGGTTGAATCCAGGGATCCATTTTTTCTCTTAAATCACCTGGTAAGAATCCTATTTCTTCTTTTGATACTGTAGGACGTGTTATAATAATTTTATCGTATTGCCTTCTCATAAGACCATCTAAGGCAACTTGACATGCTAATAAAGTTTTTCCAGAACCTGCTTTTCCAGCTAATAATGTTAGTGTATTTTCTAATATTTTAGCTTTTGCTTCTTTTTGTTCGTCATTAAGTTGTAGTTTAAATTTAATTGGGTTTTTCACTATACGTTTTTCTTTGTATACTTCGTCTGTGTGTGGTTTTGATGCCATTCTTTAGTCTGATTAATTTTTAATAATTTATCGAGCCCTGCATTTACATGCATTGAGTCCTCTAGTACGAGCTCGAAGTCAAACCTAGAGTCTAAAGGTAGAACTAAATCTACTTGTGACCCCCATCTTATCAAACTGAATCTTTCGTTTTGAGCGCAGAGATCCCCTTGATGTTTG